GTTCGTCAATCCATTCGGCGGTGTGGGGCTGCCCAGCGGTCAGGAGTTTTTTTCGTGAGCGCTAAAAAGCCAGCAGACAAACGGCAGCGAACGACCACCAAAGACCTTGGCGTGCTGCCCCAGATTGAGGTTGATCCACGCTCAATCCCTACGCCACCGGCTCATCTGACCGAGCGCTGGATCAAGTCTTGGGAAGTGTTCTGGGCTTCGCCCTTTGCTCAGGTAGTTCAGCCTGCTCAGTACCCTGCACTTGAACGGCTCTTCTCGATGTACGAGGAGCGCGAGCGAATGGACACCTATCTCCGCGAAGAGCCAATGACCGTGGGGTCGCAAGGGCAGAAGATCCTCAATCCGATGTATCGTCAGCGCACAGCAGTTGATGCCGAGATCCGGCAACTGGAGGATCGGTTCGGTCTGCACCCTAAAGCAGGGCTGCAACTGGGCATCGTCTATGGGGAAGCCGCTCGCAGCCTGGAGGAACTGAATGCAAGGATCACCAACGCCACCATTGCGGAAGCCAACAGCGAAGCAGACCCACGCTACATCGAAGCCGACACCGCTGAAGACACCGCAGAAGAGGCCGCTCTACTCGTCGCCGATCAGTAGTCCACCGCCACCCTCTTGGGGCGGCTTGGTCTGCCGGTGGATTGAGACCAATCTCGTTCACGGTGAAGGCGACAAGTTCGGCGAGCCGTTCCGACTGGAGCCGTGGCAGCGCGCCTACATCTGGCGCATCTACGAGTACGACCCCACGACCAACAAGCGCACGGTCAAGCGCGCCCTGCTCGGTACACCCAAGGGCAACGGCAAGACCGAGCTGCTCGCCGCTATCGCCTTGGCTGAACTGGCTGGACCCAAGGCTCCGCGATCGCCCAACATCCCCATCGCTGCTGCGTCGTTCGAGCAGGCGGATCTTCTCTTCGGCACGGCTCGGATTATGCTCACGCAGGGTCCACTCGCCGCGCACTTTGAGGTCTACGACACCGAGATCCTGATCAAGGATCGCCCAGGCCGGATGTATCGAGTCGCGGCCGCAGCCGGTACGAATGACGGTGGGCGACCTACCTGCTTCATTGCAGACGAGCTGCACGAGTGGACAGGCAACAAGGAGCGCGTGCATCTCGTGCTCTCCAACTCACTCGCCAAGCGCGCAGAGGCGCTCGAACTGAACATCTCAACGGCAGGCTCAGACGAGAACACCCTGCTCGGCAGGATGCTGACCTACGCCAAGCGCATCGCCTCTGGCGAAATCTCCGACCCTGGCTTCCTAGTCGAGTGGTGGGCTGCTGCGGACAGCCACGACCTAGAGACCGATGAGGGCCGCAGGGCGGCACTGGAGCAGGCGAACCCAAGCGCTCCTGCCTTCGTGGACCTTGACAGACTGTTGGCACGAGCCAACGAAGTGCCGATGCACGAGTGGCAGCGCTACCACCTGAACCGCTTCGTGCAGCCGCCTGACCGTTGGATCGGTGCTGAATCGTGGGCGCGACTCAAAGAGCCAGACCGCGTACTGGTACCAGGCGAGCAGATCAGCGTGGGCTTTGACGGCTCGTATGCACGAGACGCTACGGTGCTGACCGGCTGCACGATGGACGGCTACATCTTTCTGATCAAGGCGTGGGAGAAGTCCGAAACCAACCGAGACCCAGACTGGACCGTGCCGCGCACAGAGGTTGACGCAGTCGTTGAGCAGGTGATGACCACCTACAACGCCACCATCTTCTGCGACCCTCCAGGCTGGGCCTCAGAGATTGAAGAGTGGACGCGCCGGTACGGCAAGCGCGTAGCGGTCTTCCCTACCGCCACGATTGAGCGAATGGGTCCAGCCGTGGACCGCTTCTTCACCGCCGTGGCTACTGGCGAAGGGCTGCGCCACGACGGCTCACCGCTCTTGGCTCGGCATATCTCCAATGTCCACACGCGCCTGACGCGCTATGGGCAGGTCTTAACCAAGGCGTACAAGGCATCGCCTGACAGGATTGACGCGGCGGTCTCCGCCGTTGTGGCGTTCCAGGGTGTAAAGTTCCTGAAGGTTGAACCAAAGCAGACAGCGAAAGTGGAGTGGGTGAACCTATGATTCAGAATATCCTTGAGGTTGTGGGTGCGGTACTTGTGATTGCAGGTCTCGCGCTATTCTCAATCCCAGTCGCATTGATCGCCACAGGCGTAGCCTTAGCTGCGCTCGGCTATACGCTAGGAGATCGTAAGTGAGCATCCTCCGTCGCCTTCTTGGCACCGAGCAACGCAATGTTTCTGGCGGACAGTGGCTCAGCGATAAGCCAGCCGAATCGTCAGCCGGAGTCCAACTCAATCAGCAGAACGCAACATCGATTGGCGCGTTGTACGCGGCCGTGAAGTTGTACGCAGACACTGTTGCAAGCCTCCCAGTCGGTGCCTTCATCCGTGACGGCGGCGTGCGCCGACCAGTCACGCGCCCACTCTGGCTAGAGCGACCGATCCCTGCCAACCCAAACTACACAGGGTTCCAGATGCGCCACGCCGTTGTGTCAAGCCTCTTGCTTGACGGCAACGCCTTCATCCTCTTCCTGACTGACCGCCTTGGTGATGTCGTTGAGACGCGCGTGCTTGACCCACAGAAGGTTGAGATTCGGATGGACGAGATGGGCGCACCGATCTACATCGTGTCCACTGGCGACACCGCGTTCAGCGTTGGACCTGATCAGATGGTGCATATCCCACTCTTCGCCACCGCTGGAACGATGCGTGGGATGTCACCTGTCGAGCATCACCGCACGACACTTGGACTCGCATCTGCCACGCAGCTCTACGCTGCGAAGTTCTACGAGAATGGCGCAGCGCCAAGTGCCGTCATCAAGGTGCCAGGTGAGTTGACACAGGATGTTGCGGACTCCCTCCGCGCATCGTTCAGCCGTCGCCACGAAGGCGTAGAGAAGATGCACAAGATTGCAGTCCTGACCGGCGGCGCAGACTTCCAGCAGATGAGCGCCAAGATCAGCGATATGCAGCTCGTTGAGACGATGCACTGGGGCGTTGAGTCCATCGCTCGCATCTACGGCGTGCCACTCCACCTGCTCCAGTACCCAGGTGGCAACACCTCTTACAGCAGCGTTGAAGTGATCAGCATCGAGTGGCTGCGCCTAGGGCTTGGTCCACTTATCGCGCGCATTGAGGCAGGGCTTCAGCGCCTGATCGTTGGGAATACCACCTTTGTCAAGTTCAACATTGACGGCCTGCTTCGCCCTACGACCAAAGAGCGCTACGACGCATACGCAGTTGCCCTTACAAACGGCTTCCTAAATCTAGACGAGATCAGAAGCCTAGAAGACCGGCCACCGCTCCCAGTTGGCGGCGACGAGTTCTGGAAGCCGCTCAATATCGGCACCGTAGGCAAGGAGCCTGGCGCGTGATCGAGATCTACGACATTGACAATACGCTCACGACCGGTGGCGACACGCCACGCCAAGACCTGATCGACTACATCAAGACCGATGTACAAGATGAGGGCGTGCGGATCTTCATCGTCAGCGGCCGTCCAATCAGCCGCCTTGCAGAGACCGAGAAGTGGCTGCGCGATAATGGCGTGCCATATGAAGAGATCTATCTGAACGACTTCAGCGAGACCCCTGGACCGAATGTCATTGAGGCATTCAAGGCGTACAAGTACGCCAAGATTGTTGAGGAGTACGGACTCGCAGAGATCGGCTATGTCGTTGACGATTCAGCAGAGGCTCGCAGCAACGCTGAAGGTATGGGCATCAAGGCATATACCGCACAGGAGTTGCTCGCCGCCGAGGCGCTACACGGCGCAGAAGAAGATCACTCGAACGATGAGCGCGCTGTGTACGAGGTGCCTGAATACATTCGCAACGCCGCTGCTAGAGGTTTGTCATTCGTTGAGGATGGCTACGCTGGCGAAGGCTTGCAGCCACAGACCATCGCAGAGGCTCGTGAACTCGCCGCAGGGCGCGCAGACACCGACAAGGTCATCCGTATGGCCGCGTGGATTCGCCGTCATCGCGGCGACTGGGAAGGCGTACCGCAGAATCAGGATCAGGACAACGAGGACTTCCCAGGTCCAGGCGCTGTTGCTGGCTTCCTTTGGGGTGTGGAAACAACTGACCGCGAAGCAACTGATCGCGTACTCTCGTGGGCAGATGCTTTGATCGCCGCTGAAGATAGGGAGATTGTTGATATGAAAGAGAAAGAAACTCGATCCGTACCGATGGGTGAGTTCCGACTTGCCGATGCCGATGCGGATGGTCAGCGAACCTTTACCGGCTACGCATCTATCTGGAACAGCGCATCTGCTGGTCTGCCATTCGAGGAGAAGATCGCGCCGAACGCATTCAAGCGTTCGCTGGCTCGCGCATCCGCAGGGCAGAAGATCATCGCCTTCCTGTTCGGTCACGACGAGACGCGCGCTCTTGCCACCACGGCAAGCGGTCGCCTTCAGTTGACTGAGGATGAGACTGGCCTTCGCGTAGAAGCCAAACTTGACCCAGCCGATCCAGACGCAGCCAAGGTCATCTCGATGCTGACGCACGAGAGCGCCGCTGCTGGGATGTCGTTCGGCTTCCAGAAGGTTCAGGATGCGTGGGATGGCAACAACCGCACGATCAAGGAAGCCAACCTCTTTGAGGTGAGCATCCTTGCCGCCGGTGGTCAGACTCCTGCCTACCCTGCGACCCTTGGTCTCACGGCAATCCGCCAGGTCACTGCGCCAAAGATCGGCGTAGAGGCAGAGGCGCTGCTTGCCACACTGGAAACAATCAAGGCTGGACGCGAACTGTCCGCCGAGGAAGTGGTTGTGATTGATGCTGTCCGTTCCAAGCTCGCGCCAAAGCCTGTGGGGATTGATCCGTCAATCGCCGCAGCGCTGCTCGCGGTCTCGGCGGCAGAAGGTGACGCACTCTAGGTCACGAGCCACTGCCCCACCGCCCTGAGTAGGCGAGTCCGCAGATCAGGTATCCCACCAAGGAGCGCATAAACAGATAGTCCGCCTATGCGCGGAGAAAGGATGCAGACAATGTCTGACATCGCAAAGCTTGCTGACAAGCGAGCGCATCTTTTGGTTGAGGCTCGCGGCATTGCCGTAGAGGCAGCCGACAAGGGAATCGCCCTTGAGGGTGAAGACAAGGCACGCTTCGAGAAGCTCGTTGCTGAGGCTGGCGTTATTGCCGAAGCCCTCCGCGCCGAGAAGGCTTCTGACGAGGCTCGTAAGTCGGCTGACGAGGCTCGCGCTGAGTTCGCCGCTGTTGTGAATCCAACGGCTCCTAAGGCCGCCACGGATAACGACCGCCTTCGTGCAATCGGTATGGCTGCTGGTGTTGATACTTTCGAGTATCGTGACATCACGACCTCAACCGGTCTCGGAAACCCAGTGTCTGTCTTTAACCGCGTCAATGTGGTTGCTGGCCAGATCAACCCATACATCAACCCAGCAGTTGTGGATGTGATCCAGGTTGCCACCGGCAACAACATCAAGTTCCCAACTGTGACCGCGCTCGGCACGACGGCTGGTTCAGTCGCCGAAGCTGGCACGATCACGGAAGATGACTTCACAGGGTCGGCTCTGAGCCTTACCCCAGTGAAGTACGCAGTACTTGTCCAGATCTCGGACGAGCTGATTCAGGACGCAGCGTTTGACATTGCGTCGATGATCAGCGAGGCCGCTGGTCAGGAGATGGCGATTGCCCACGGCGCAGCCGCGAGCACCGCTGTTGTAACCGCTGCTGGTACCGGTGGAACGGCCGCAGGCACCGTCGTATACACATACGCCGAGCTTGTTGCCCTTCAGTACTCGGTCAAGCAGCAGTACCGAAACGCCGCGAAGTCAGGCTTCCTGATGAGCGACACGGCTCTTGGACAGATCCTTGGCACGACTTCATCGTCGCTGCCTTTGTTCCAGCCAGGCGGACAGGGTGGCGTTGATCGTCTCCTTGGCAAGCCTGTCTACACGGCTCCTGGCATCGCGGTCCCTGCGACCGGTGCTAAGGCTGTGCTGTTCGGTGACCTTGGACAGATCAAGACCGCTCTCGTGGGCGGCGTGACCGTTGAGGCTTCACGCGAGTATGCGTGGAACCTTGGCCTTGTTTCGTACAAGGTTCAGGTCCGTGGCGCAACAGGGCTTGCACAGTCTTCGGCTGTCAAGTTCCTGAAGAACGCCTAATCAACTAGCTCGGCTAGTTAGTGGGGATGGGGAGCCGCTTCGGCGGCTCCCCTGAACCGCAAGTAAGGAGAACTAATGCTCGTTCGACTTTGCAAGCGACGCGGTGAATATCCGTCAGGGGCTTTCGTTGATCTGCCAAAGGCAGAGGCGGAGAGCCTCATTGGCTTTGGCTTGGCTGAGGCTGTTGCAGATGTCGACGCAGAGGCACCAACGCGGCTCGTAGAGCGCGCCGCAGTCAAGAACAGCACCAAGACAGCCACCCTGCCTACGCAGGCTGTTAGCGTGGCAGAGATCGTGGATGCTGAATAATGGCCGCACAGATGATCTCCAAGACCACGGCAGTCTCAACGACTCCTGTCCTCATTGCGACAGGGATGACCGGCGCTTCGTGGATTACCCTCCATTGCGAATCTGCAACTAAGGTCTATGTTGGCGGCGCAACCGTGGACGATGTCAATGGCTTTGAGATTCACCAGAACAGCACGGTAACGCTCTGGCTACCAGAGGCAATCAAGATGTACGCCGTGGTAAAAACTGGCTCTGTAGACTTGTCAAGCATCCATTTAGGAGGGGCATAAATGTCTTACGCAACACTCGCGCAGTTCAAGGCTGCTGTCGGAATTACCGACTCGACCGATGACGCTGCGCTTCAGAATGTGCTGGACGCAACCGACACGCTGATCGATCTCTATTGCGACCGAAAGACAGGATTCGGCACCGCGACCGAGACGCGCTACTACACCGCTGAAGCCTACGACTATGTGCTGACCGATGATCTCGTGAGCGTCACGACGCTGACCACCGACGATCTTGAGAACGGCACCTACTCAACGACTTGGACTGCTGGCACAGACTTCCAGCTCACGCCAAAGAACTACGCGCTGGATGGCTTGCCGTACACCGCCATTAGCCGCAGCAACGCCTTCACCAAGAACTTCCCTAAGGGCATCTTCCTTGGCGTAAAGGTGCTTGGCGTGTTCGGCTTCCCTGCTCTCCCAGCCGCCGTCACGCAGGCGGCGATCATCCAGGCAGGCGCTGTGTGGAACAGCCGCACCGCTCCGTTCGGCGTGATCGGATCTGCTGACCTTGGCGGCATCCTGCGAATGAGCCGCGCCCTGCACCCAGAGGCCGCGCTGATCCTTGAGCCGTACCGCAATCGCGGTGGCTTGGCGGTATGACCGACCTCACGATCCTTGACGCAATCGCCACGCGAGTAGAGGCTGCGACAGATCCGACTGGCTACACGCTCCGTAAGTGCTACGCCACTCCGCCAGAGTCGCTCCCAATCACGCCGTGCGCGGTCCTCTTCCCAGGTGGCGACCAGATCAGCATCGGCAACGGCAACCGCACCACGGTGCTCACGGTCAACATCGTCATCTACCTGCTACCGATCCCACGGATGGATGAGAAGTACCGTGACCTCTACACCTGGCGTGCGTGGCTACGCACCGTGTTCGATGGGGCTGTGACGATTAGTGGAAACGCTGCGCAGGTCGCTGTGACTGGCACTACACTCGGCACAGATACTTATGCCGATCAGGACTACCTGACGGTTCAGGCAACTGCGGAAGTCACGGTCTTTGATACCGTGGCATTCACCGCGTAGAGCAAGGAGAACTGAGAAATGCCAACCTTCGGCGCAAGGGCTCTGACGCGAATCGCTACTGCGTCGCAGGCCGCATTCGGAACCGCAGCTGCAATCGGCACCGCAACTGGTGAGATCCTCTTCAGCGAGACAATTGGATCGCTCGACCTTGGCGTGACCGTTGATCTTGGCGAGACCATCTCCGTTGGCAAGCGCACCGCCATTCAGGCGAGCCAGCCAACCATTACCGGCAAGGCTCCAATCCTGAGTATCGCTGAGGGTCCTGCTTCAATGCGTACCCTTCCGCTGATCTTTGATGCCATTGGTGCAAGCACCACAGGCGCAGGACCATACACCTGGACTTGGTCGCCAACGCAAGGCGATGTCGACACGCTCGTCTTCTACTCCTTCTTGGTCACCGACGGCGTGCAGAAGTATCTCGTGCGAGATGCTGCTCCTACCGAGATCACGATGTCTGCAGACGCAACAGGGCTGCTCCAGGCTGGTGCAACCTTCGCTGCTACGACGGCTGCGACTTCAGCGCTTGCATTCCCTACGGCGATCCCTACTAACCCATTCCTGGCTGGGCGCTTGATGAAGCTGAGCACTGACACCAACTTCCCTGACAAGACCGGCACAGGGGCGACCGACTATTCCACGATCTACAACTTCAACCTGTCGATTATGACTGGCGTTGGAATGGTCACGGCGCTCGACGGAAGCCTGACGGCCGCTACCGCAGCACTGACTGGCGTGCTTGATGCAACGCTGACCTTCACGGTGGCGAGCAACTCAGCAGCTGGCACGACCTTCCCAATCACCGACATCGCCGCCCAGAAGTACCTGCGCTTGTACGGCACCACCACCGATAACTACGGTGTGTGGATTCTCGGCTCGTGGGAGATCGAGAACATTGTGCCGCTCTCGGCGGATAACGAAGGAGTTGTGGTGAATGAAGTGACCTGTCGACTGGCGTATGACACGACCTCAGGCAAGTCGCTTGAGATCGTGATCGATTCGCCACTGGCAACAGCGCCATAAAGTAGAGCGCCTAGGGCGCTAGTAGGAGGAGCAAATGGCAGAGAACCGCATCATCGTTCTTGATGGAGATTTCGCAGGGTGGAAGGCAGAGATCAGGGCAGGCGTATCCGCAAGGATTCTGCTTGACCTTCAGTCTTCCGAAACCGCCAGGGTCTTCCCAGCATTCGCCGCTCTGGTCGTATCGCACGATTTCAAGGGCATTAACGGCGAAGAGATTGATGACATCCTTGACGCACCGGTAGAAGCGCTAACCGCGCTAATGGAACAGTGGGCGAAGGGGAATCAACTGGACCCCAAGTAAGGCTCGCTGCTCGGCGGATGGCACACGGTCAATCAATCGTGCCGCCGCCAGAAATCATCTTCTCGATCTTGGCTGAGAAATATGGGATGTGGCCAGACGATGTAGCGAGCCGACCGGTAGAAGAAGTGCTTGCCGCGTGGGAACTCCACTCAGAGATGCAGCCGAAAGGTAAGTAAGTGGCAGTCAATGGTCTAGAGGTTCAGATCCAAGGAGACGTCCGTCGCCAGACTGAGGCGCTTCAGAAGGTCTTCCTAGAGACGCTTGGCTGGAAGGGCATCCGCAAGCTAGAGCAGTTTGCTACGGTCAACGCCGCTCGCGCCCTTGCACCCTATGTGAAGTCTGCCGCACCGGTTGACTCCAAGCAACTTGCCAAGAGTGTGCGTGGGCGTAAGTCTCGCATTACTCGACCAGGAGCAATCGTCGGACCAGTAGGCGGCCGCAAGGGTGCCTATTACGGCTGGCTAGTCGTAAAGGGAACTCGAGAACATCGCATCCCTAAACTGACTGGTGGTCAGCGAGCCGGAGCCTCAGTCAATGCAGCGCTCGATCGACTCGGTGCAGGTCACTCAATCTTCGGACCAACCCCAGGCTTCCTGCATCCTGGTGTTCGTGGCAACAACTTTGTAATGGAGACTGTTGCAGCTAAGATCACGGTAGCTCAAGATGCAATGGCCGCAACGATTGTGCTGCTGCTGAATGACACAGCAAAGCGCAATCAGGTGCTAGGGCTTGAGGCCTCCTACAAGAACAAGACCGCGGCTCGTTGGCAGAGAGAGCCCTGGGGTCGCTACTGGAAGAATGCCGATTATCTTGAGTCAGTCTTTGGCTCTAATGCCAAGGGCACTCGACCTAAGGGAACCAATGTCACCACAGGAAGCGTTGACGGCGCACTGATGAAACGCACCATTATGGGCATCAAGAACGCGAGGTAGATAATGGCTAATGTCGCAGTAAACGCAACGATCAGCGCACGAGATGCCGCCTCCGGCAATATCAACAAGGTCAACAAGAGCCTGAAGGCTTTGCAGGTTGGCTTTGCTGCAGTTGGAGTAGCAGCAGCAGGATTCGCCAGGTTGGCCGTCGATGCCGTCAAGGCAGCAGCAGAAGACGAGATGTCGAATGCCAAACTGAATGCCGCGCTCAAGGTACGTGGATTCCTAACCGATGATCTGGCCGCCAAGATTAATGAGCAGACACTTGCTATGGCGGCATACGGCATTACCGATGACCAGGTGCGCGCTGGTATTGAAGTAGGTTCGAGGTTCTTTAAAGACCAGGCAACCATCCTGAAGGCTAACGCCGTTGCCGCACAGATCGCTGCGGCTACTGGCAGTGATCTATCTTCGGTAATGGAAATTCTTGGTAAGGCCGCGCAGGGACAAACTAAGGGTCTGAAGGCACTTGGTATTGAGACAACTAAAACAGTAAAGAAGACAATTTATAAATATAAGACCGATGAGCTTGGAAACAAAATTAGGGTTAAGACAACCAAACTTACTAAAGAGGCAGCAACGATTCAGGATATCCTTTCAGCTGCTTCTGCTAAATATGGTGGAATCGCTGACGGAGTTGCTAATACCACTGGAGGAAAATTCCTATCGGCACAAGTAAGCGTTAATGAACAACTTGAAAAGTTTGGATACCTACTCCTGCCTGCCGTAAGTACTGCTCTTGATGTATTTAGTACAACTGTTTTACCTGGAGCAATTGGGTACTTTGAGAACTTTGGAAAGGCTGTAGCAATAGAGATTGATACTCATATCAAACCTGCCTTTGACGAATTAGGGAGGACAATAGAATTACTCGGCGTTGACTTCTCTGGGTTTTTTGAGAACCTTGGTAGTACAGAAAATATGCTTAGTGGTTTTAGTGAGATCAATAAAAAAGTAGACGAGTTCACACTTGCTCTAAAACTTATGAATGAAGGAATCATTCTCTTTAAGAGGTTGACTGGTCAGCCGATTCCAGGTGAGGGTGCGATTATTAATCCGATGGACGTCAAGTACGCTCCTGATCTGCGTGTTCCTAATCCTTATGGTGATACAGGCACAACAGTTGTCACTACCGTCAACATCGGCACTGACAAGGTTGATACCGTTGTTGCGAACTCAATTCGTCGCATCGGCACCGAGCCAACACGGCAGTAAATGGCAAACCCATTCAGCCTTATCATTGCTGGAGTAGACAGCGGCGCTAACCTGCTCGACCTTCCTGCGCCTACGGCCACGACCACGCCGTATGTCGAACTCGGCTCACTCAGCCTGAAACTCTCAGCAGACGGTTCCCCTGGAGATATGAGCTTCACCGTCATCGAGCCAAAGACGCCAAGCGGCACATCGCCGTGGTGGCGCTCAGGCAATGTCTACGACAATGCGCGTGTCCAGTTCTTTGATAGCCGGTACAGCGCAACCACGCCACTCTTCCTTGGCTACATCAGCAACGTCCGAGGTCAGCTGCTAGAGAACGGCATCGGCACACGCGCAATGGTGCAGGTCACTGGAGCGACTGGCTGGCTAAGTAAGACCATCATCCGCAACGGTAAGACAGGGATCAGGGCTACCTCATTCGTAGACTCGTTCACGCTAGGCAAGGGTGAGCCAGAGGACAGCACCGCAACGACCGACCGCGCCATCATTGATGGGCTGCTAGCACGAGTTGCAGCGCAGCAGACTGACGCCTCCACCTTGCAGCTGCTCAACACCGCCGTGATCAGCGGCACCACGCGAGCCATCTATACCGGTACAGCTCAGAACATTGGCAAGCAGATCTTTAGGGCGACCACGCTCCAGAGCGCTCTCGATCAGGTAGCGGAAGCGGCTGGAGGTATCGCTGAGGTGCAGTACCGCATCTGGATTGATAACGACGGCCGCCTAAACTACGGTCCAAAGACCGTCTCGTCGACATACGCCACGGCTCCTGCTGAGATCGTGACCGACCCTGCCAGCATCCAGACTGGTAGCACAACGACACCGACGCGTCTCTTCGCTCGTGACCTGAGCGTCAACCTTGACCACGCCAATATCGTCAAGGGGATCTTTGTAATGGCTGACTCGGCGTATGCGCGCTACGACAGCAACACCGTATTCAGCAACGCACCGACTAACGACCCATACTTCCGCACTTACAACGGCACCTACTTCAAGGCGACCGTCTCGCTCGCTGCTCGATCAGGCACGACAGCAACGATCACGACTTCGCCTGCCCACGGCTTCGCCTCTGGGCGTAGCGTCACGGTGGCACTGACCAGCGGTCCAACTGGATACACCGCGCTCAACGGCACCTTCACGATCACAGGCGTGACCACTAACTCCTTTACCTACACCACCGGCACGAGCGGCACGATTACCTCAGGTGCGGCCGTGGGTACGGCATCGGCACAGGGAAGCGGAACAAGCCGTACAGGTGCAGGGCAGGCAACGCGCAACGGTCCTATTCCTCACGAAGTCTTCAGCGCACCAAAGGTCAACAACAAGTCTGACCGTGGTAAGACGATCAGCCTGCTCGCTCGCGGCACGATGACCACTCGATCACAGCCGCGACGCACCGTCTCGTTCACTATTGCAGGTGGCAACCTAAGCCAGACCTCTGCTCCAGACTGGGAGTACGGCTATACACAGGGCTACGCAGCCGCCGCGGCGACGCCGTATACGCTCGTCAAGGCGTGGCTTCCAGGGCAGTATGTGAAGATCAATGCACCTTCGCTAGACTTGGCAAACATCGTGCTCTACATTCCTACCGTCACGATGCGATTCGCGCAAGGTGGCGGTTCATATCAAGTTGAGTACGAGATCGAAGCGGACTTCCGTCGGCAGTATCTCAGCGGCCTTCGTGGCTTGATTGGTGGTGAGTAATCGTGGGTAAGTACGGAACAAACCTAGAAGGCTTTGGCGCGTTTGAGGGTGGAGTCAACGCAGACAAGGGCGCACCTCTCGTCAGCACATCAAGCGACGGCGAGACTTCGCTGCTCTTTGGTCCTGCTGCACTCCGAGAGATCCAGGCTGGCGTGGCGAACGGCGACTTCGCCATTCCGCCGGATGACGGCGACGCGGTCATCACCGACGAGAATCCACTGCCGTACTGGACCTTCACGGATACGAACAGTAGCGGCGCAATCACCTGCAAGATTGTTGATGACGCATCGTCAGGCTCATCTAACACCCTGCGCTGGAGCATTGCGGCCGCATCTGCCAACAGCCTCAGCGCCAAACTGACGCGCTTCATCCCAGTAGCCTCTACGCGAAACCGAGCCTTCGCCTACGCGCCGGAGGTCAATACCTTCGGAGCGACAAACACCGCGAACTCAACCATTCGTATGCAGGCGCAGTATTACAAGGCCGATCAGACCACCACGACAGGCACGGCGATTGACTCTGGCGTTTTGACCTTCGCAACCCTTGGCACCGGAAGCAACTGGCTGACTGGTACTTACACGACCGCTAATGCAGCACCATCTGACGCAGCCTTCTGCCTTGTGACCATCACTGTCGCAACGGCTGCGGCTGGAGCAGTTGTTGCTTCAACCATTGATATCCCAGAAGTTCGACTCATCCGTGGCGATCAGACTAACCTCTTTGCCGAATACACGACGCCAGGCACCTACGCGCCGACGCTGGTGCGTCAGGTAAATGGCACGCTGCAGATCAGTCCGAACGCTGGCTCTGGCAACGTCACGCTTAGCGGAGATCTAACCGTCAGCGGCGGAGACATCAACCTATCAACTAGCCACACGATCAGCGCGCCAAATGCATCCTCAATTCAGTTCACCAGAAACGATACAAGCACACGCTCAAGCCTGATTGCTGACCGTCTATTTATCGGAAATCAAACGACGCGATTCCTTGATGACAACGGATCAGCGACCACGTTTAGCAGTTCTATTGAAGTGAGCGGATCAGTGGATGCAACAACTTTTTATCCATCAAGCAGCGGCTTTGCACTTGTTGGAGTCAATGGTGCCGATGTATCTCTGACTGGCGCTGACATCACCGTTCCAATTGCTGGCAATGGCGAACTGGCCACAATCCCAAACACCACCACCGCAACAACAAACAGCGCACGCTGGGTGAATACTAGCGGCAATATCTACGCTTTGCGCCGCGACTCATCAACGCGCAGAGTCAAAACGAACATCGTTGAGGCAGATGATGCAGTACTAGCAGCAGCCAAGAACCTGCGCGCAGTTCACTTTGAGCCGCTTGAGAAAGATGCCGATGGCATCCTGCGCGGAACTGGGCAGCAAACGCTCGGACTCATTGCTGAAGAGATTGTTGACGCTGGGCTTGGATGCGCCGTGACCTATGACGGCGAAGGACTGCCGGACGGATACGATGAGCGCGTGATCATTGCTGCACTGCTGCATCGCATCAACGATCTTGAAGAGCGACTTGCCGCGCTGGAGGCACGATGACCCCACGCCAGATTGACCAACTGATCGAGCGGCTGGACTCTCACTCCGCCAAGTTGGATCAGGTGCGCTCGGATGTGGACAAACTCAAAGGAGGACTAGTGGCTATCGGTGCGCTGTTGTTCAGCGTACTTGTGCCACTACTTGCATCGCTGCTCGGTAAGTGAAGCGCGCCGCGTTCCCACTGCTGGGGATCGTGTTCAGCACGCTCATCTTCCTGCCCATCGTGCGCGCTGAGGACACGCCGCAGCAGGGCGTGACGATGACCGTCTACGACGGCTCACCGCTTGGACTCATTCCGTGGGAGACCACGCCAGACCTGCCAGTCTGCTACTCCGCCGTCGTGCCAAACATCGACTACGACTGGGGTGGCGCTGCACCGGCAGAGGGCTGCCCAGGCGACTTCTTCCTTGTGAACTTCACAGGCTGGCTGACCGTGCCAGAGAGCGGCCAGTGGGAGTTCCTCAACTGGAGCGACGATGGCTGGCGGATGACGCTAGACGGCGTGCTGACGATTGATGACTGGAACTTCCACGGCTGCGGCGGTCACTGGTCAGGACCGAATGAGGGCTACTCGCAGCTCGTTGCAGGTCAGTCCTACGCACTCGACATCTGGATGTTCGAGTGGGGCGGTGGCGCGTGCGCGCGTCTCTGGTACGGCGCACCAACTCTCGGCTATGGCACCGTGCCAACCGAGTGGCTGACTACCAGCGCCCTACCAACGCCAGAGCCAAGCGCAGAGCCGTCACCAGAGCAAAGCCCAGAGCCATCTGTTGAGCCAACGCCAGAACCAAGTCCATCAGAAACTCCATCGCCGGAGCCTACCCCAAGCCCTATAGAAAGTGAGTTGCCAAGTGTTGAACCAACCCCAGAACCGACACCGACTCCCACACCCCAGCCGTCGCCCACGCCCAAGCCTTCGCCAGTTCCTAGTCCGACAGAGTCCCCTACTCCTACTCCCACTCCTGTACCTACTACTGAACCATCGGTAGAGCCAACCGTGGAGCCAACACCGTCGCCGTCACCGTCACCAGATAACATTGCGGAAGAAGCAGCAGCAGTAGTCGGTGAGACTATTGCGGCAGTGAGCGAAGCAGTAGGAGAGGCGGCAGCCGCAGTTGCGGAGACCGTCACGCAGGCTGTGGAGGCCATCGCCAATCTCGGCAAGGATCTCTCTCCAGTCGAGAAGCAGAAGGCTGCACCGGTCGCCATCGCCATCATCATCGGTCAGGTAGCCAGTGCGGCCGTCGCCGCAGCATCGACCGCAGCCAGCGCAGCAGCTGCAAGTGCAGCCAGAAAGGCAAGCAAGTGATCAAGCGGATTATCGTTGACCTAGTAGGCGGAGCCTGGACGATCCTAGGCTTGCTCTTTGCTGTCGTTGTTCTGCCAGAGGGCGACACGCAGTCCACGATGGCGACGCTATTCGGTGGGCTGACAATCATCTGGCTCGTCACTGGACCACTTAGGTGGATGGAGGAATAATGAGCGCAGCAGATCACATCGAGCAGATCCACGAGCAGGGTTGGACGCGGATCAATACCGCGCCAGGTGAGTGGGTGGCACTCGTGCTGAGCGCCGATACCAGCGCATTCGGTGGCACGCTCTGGAAGCAGGGCGAAGATGGCAACGACTACTCAGAGGGCTGCACAGAGGGATTCCCTGTCAGCGCCGCTCTGGACTTTGACGCAGCCGGTCGAGCAATCGCCGTGCTGATCAAGAAAGAGAACGCCTAATGCCGCTGTACCGCGTCAAGTCGCAGCTCTACGCCGACGCTGAAGCGCAGGTCAAGGGCGCAGCCAATCAGATCCTTGATGACTGCACCTGGTCATCCGCGGCGGCCGCAGTCTCGTGGGCTTCTGGCTACACCGTGGACTACAGCGCCGCTCAGGGAGTCGCTGCATTCGAGAAGGCGACAGGGCGCAAGGATGTGCAGGGCAAGAACGACGCAGGCGGCTCGCTCAAAGAAGCCGCGCAGACCATCGCTGTACTCGGCGGCAAGGCGCGCTATGCCAAGTCGTGGGAGGACGCAATGGCAGCAGCCAAGGGTGGCGCTGCTCTTATGGTCTGGGTGCAGCAGCCAGTTGGCTACCCAGATGTGCGGATCTCCAAGTGGCACGATGTCTGGAAGAAGTGGTGGACCAAGAAAGACCCAGCACACCTGAAGGCTGGCTATGGCCATATGACCTCCGCAGGATGGTGCGAAGACCACGGCTGGCAGTGGGCGTGTCCGACTCGTGACGATAAGCAAGCCGCTGAGAAGTACGGCGTGCCGGTCACAGAAGAGCAGCTGCGCCAGATCGCCAACAGCAAGGTCAAGGCAAAGAAGGTCGCGGTGGACTACAAGTGCCTGCTGATCGTCACGCACCCAGGTAAGGTCGCCACGCCTGCGCCAGTCGCAGCGCCTGTGGTAGCGCCAGTAGTCGCACCTACGCCTGCTCCTACAATCGTCGTACAGGCACCACAGAGCAACCCTAAGGAGGTTCCAATGGCAAAGAGCACTAAGACAGCCGCCGTTATCGCCGACGCTGAGGCCGCGCTCCAGCGCGTTGACTGGGATGACAAGGGCAAGGAAGCCTTCAGCGCGCTCGTAGAAGCCGCGAAGGCAAGCAACGGCAAGAAGGGCTTCCGCGCTAAGGCTGCGGCATCGCTCGGCTGGATCATTGCCAATACCGGCATTGACGAGATGATCATCGAAGCGCTCCGCACAGGTCTCGGCACTGGACTCGCCATCGCCTTGGCGAGCGGCTCCCAGATCACGCGCCTAGACGCTGACCAGGCAGATATGATCTTCGCCGGTGCCATCGCCGCCTGCCTTCAGGTCATCGTGCGCGCCCTCAACCCTGACGATCCGAAGTTCGGTATCGGCAAGGCGAAGGCAGAGATCGCTAACGGCAACGGCCCTCACAAGTAAATCGTGCCGGTCAAGGTCGCCAAGCCATTCGGCAACTGCTCCGTCTGCGAGATGGTCGCTAGGGTCTGGGAGGTCGAGTCAGCAGGCGAGCTGCTCTGTGGAGTCTGCCTCCGACTACTAGTGGCTCTCAGCCTAGAGGACTTGACACAGCCGTCCTAGGCGGCTTCCCCTGGGTGGCTCCTCCTCCACCCAGGGGACTATCCACCCTGCATAAAACATATTCACCCCAACAGGGGTTGACAGGTTTATTCCGTTGACCTTATGATGCCCAAGTCAGGTAGGACACCAGCCATTCGGCTGGACTGACAAGGAGGTCAAAATGCTTACACTCGAAGCAGCAACCAAGGTCACAGCAGAAGCTGCGGCTATCGCCAAGTCAGTTGGCTGGTCAGTCAAGAAATACCGATCCCTATCCCACCGCCGCGGCGTTGCCTATGAGGCAGACCTGTATCTCAACAGCAAGAAGGTTGGCTATGTTGAGTGCCAGGGGATTGGTGACGGCGCCGCTGCGCGATTCCACTCCGATGCGATTGCAGCGGAGACACTCTTTGAGGACTGCGCGGCAACCGCATTTAACGGCACCGAGTTCGAGTTTATGGCTGACGAGATGTTCGTTGAAGCCGTACTAGAAGCGAGCGGCAAGTGAGAGCGGCAATCCTTGACGGTATCGGCTACGCGATCTTCATCGCGTGCATCTACATCGTGTTAGTGATAGGAGGGTCACTGTGAAAATCAACCGTAGGTCTACGCCAAAGATGGTCAAGCACAAGTCGTTCGTGAGCGACTTCCAGCGCCTAGAGCGAGAGGCGCACAACCGTGAGCGCTTCAGCTTCACCGTCGCCATTATGGCGTTCTGGGTACTGGCCGTGTTGGTCTTTCGGTTGGTCTCACGATGAGGTGCGCCTACTGCAAGGGTCCAGTCAAGACCAAGTCGACACAGAAGCGCGACCAGATCTGCGGCGTCTGCTGGGCGCTGTTGATTCAGATCGCTAAGAGCCAGCCGGTATTTGGGAGGACACAATGAGCAAGCGCTTTGAGTTTGTATCCGCACCGCAGCGGAGTCCAGAGTGGTTCGAGATGCGGAAGGGCGGCATCACCGCCACCGGTATTACCGCCATCAACGGCTCGTCGCCGTACAAGACCGCGTATCGACTCTGGGCAGAGTTGACTGGTCAGGTCGGTGAGCAAGAAGTCGGAGCGGCCGCCCAGCGCGGTCAACTGCTAGAGCAGGCAGTCGCCGACTACTACACCGCCGAGACTGGCAAGAAGCTGCGAAAGAGCAACGGCATCGTTCGCCTGAAGGAGCATCCCTGGGCGATGGCTTCGCTCGACCGCACCATCGTGGGCGACACCGACGGTCTCGTAGAGATCAAGACCTCAACGAGCAGCCGCTGGCAGTTGTACCCAGTGCCGCCTGAGTATGTCGACCAGGTGCAATGGCAGATGTTGATCACAGGCGCGTCGTACTGCGATGTCGCGGTGCTGCTATCTGGCTTGGTCTTCCGCATTGAGCGCGTGGAGGCTGACCCTGTCTACCAGACGCAACTGTTCGACAAGGCCGTCCTGTTCCGCGAGTTGGTGCAGTCCAAGACTCCGCCACCTCTGACCGGCAACGACAGCGACACGCTCGCTGAAGTCAAGCCGCAGAGCAACAACACCTACGCCGTGGCTGATCCGCAGCTGGATCACATTGCGCGGCTCTACATCGAAGCGAAGGTTGAGGCAGAGGCTGCCGATGCCGCGCTAAAGGAGATGGCAATCGCCATCAAGGAAGCCATCGCCGATGGCGAAGGAGTCAAGGGTCAGGGGTGGCTTGCCACTTGGAAGACCAATAAGAGCAGCGTCAAGGTGGACTGGGAGAGCATCGCAGATGTCCTGCGAACGGTTGCTCCAGACACCTACGGTGAAGCCATCAAGCGCTTCACTTCAGAGAAGCCAGGGGCGCGCGTGTTCCGAGTCTTTGGCAAGGAGGATCAGGCGTGATTGAAGTACCTGTTGATACCGCACTCCTGCTCGAAGCGGAGCAGATGTTCAAGGAGGCGAAGAGCAGCGATCACCTGCGCTTCCGTACCGAGAAGGCGAAAGGCAACACCGACTGGACAGGCGTGATGGGTCAAGCCGTCTTCGCCGCAGTGCTACGAATGGAGCGCCTGCCGTTCAAGTTTGTCAACATCACACAGCGTGACTTTGAGGTGTGCGGCTTGAAGGTTGAGGTGAAGAGCAAGGTGTGGAGCAAGGCTCCGTGGCCGAGCGATCCGGTCAGCGTCTTCAACTACATCAAGGATCACCAAGATGTCGACTACTACGCCTTTGTGCATCTGCAACTCGGACCAGGCGAAGACCGCAATGGTCCACCAAGCTTTACGCGATTCCCTAAGGCGTATTTCTTAGGGGTGAAGGATGCCAAGTCGTATATGGCAGAAGCAGAGGAGGTCAAGAAGGGGACGATCTTTGACAGTGGTCACGAAGCAAAGGCAGACTCAATGAATCTGGCAGCCGCAAAGTTGTTGCCAGTCACAGTATTAGGAGGACCAGAGAATGAGTAAGCAAATCGCAGCGGCACTGGCCGCACCGTTCACCGGCACGGATCTGAAGCAGCGCCCAGGGCGCGGAGGAATGACCTTCACCTACGCAGATGCACGAGCCGTAGCTCAGCGCCTAGACGATGTCTTGGGCTTGGCTGGCTGGCAGTTTGAGGTCAAGGTCGCCGACGCAGCACGCTTTGTCGTACACGGCACCCTGATCGCCGTGATTGATGGGGTCACCACCGTCCGACAGGACTTTGGCTATCCCAACAGCGCGCAGGATGACGAGCCACTCAAGTCAGCAGCCAGTGACGCTCTGCGCCGCTGCGCTGCCCAGATTGGTGTGGGGCGGTCCCTTTATGCGTCAGGCACAGGCACGAGCCTCTCCGTGGCTCCTAGACCCCTCTCCGTTGATTCTGTGAGGGTATCTCAGCCGTCGGTTTCCACGAGCGATGTGGCCGTAGCAGCGGCAATGCTGTTTGCGGAGGGCGAATGCCCTGACCACCGCACCGCCTGGTCGTTCAAGCCTGCCGGTGTCAGCAAGGCTGGAAAGCCGTACAACGCCTTCTACGCCTGCTCTGGCAAGTCGAACGGCACCTTCTGCCAGCGCAAGCCGAGCATCGCCTGGACCAACGCCCAGGTGCGCGATGAGGGTGAGGCAATGCTCGCCGCCAAGGCAAAGGGTCTGCACGACGGCAACCCTGCGCTGGAGACCGCGCTAGAGGAACTGCCGTTCTAGTCAACGGCATCATCTACGGCTGGGAGAGACTGGTGACCTCCACCTCTCCCAGCCACTAACACAGAGCGGAGGACGAATGGTTTGGTTCAAGTGGGTAGCAAATGCACACCGAGACGCAGAGATCTCGGCGCTGACTGACACGCAGTTCCGCGCGTTCATCACGATCATCGGTGAGGTGAAGCTGCTGCGATCCGGTGGCATCTTCAAGAACCGACAGCACCTGAAGACCGTCATCGGCGCGCGCCTCTTTAGGGGTGTGGACGGCCTGTTGAAAAGTGGTCTCCTGACAGAATCTGGAGACGGAGTCATCGCCGTGTCGAACTACTCTCGCTATCAAGTCGACCCCACCTCGACCTCTCGTGGACAAAAGTGGCGAGATCAAAACAGGGGTAGGTCAACGGACAGAGAAAGAGAAAGAGAAGGAGAAAAGAATAGAACCCCTATATCCCCTAAACGCTCTGGCTCTGGAAGGCTCACGCCACTGAACGAGATTCTAGGACTGAAGAAGAATGCGTAAGCAAGAGCAGCCGAGCAAGCGCGCTCTGGCAACGAGAGCCTGGAGGGAGAAAGAGACTGAGGACCAACGAGCTGTGAGGGTGTTGAAGTACACGCTCTACAACCATCGGATGACGATGGAGCAGTACACGGCCTTACGGCTGGCTCAGGCTGATCGATGTGGGGCGTGCAAGGAGCCACTCCGGTTTGGTGAGACCAGGGCGGTGACGGTGGATCACGATCCGCGCTGCTGCCAGTACGAGACACTCAGTACCGGCAGGACAAAGGGAACGCCAGTCTCGTGTGGCAAGTGTGTCAGGGCGCTGCTCTGCTCACCGTGCAACCGAGCCATCGGATTCTTGGAGCGCTATCCACAGCGCGTTCATATGTGGATCGACTATCTCAGGAGGGTCAACCGATGACCGAAGCCGAGTTACTTCACTACCTGAAAGGCAAATACATACCTGACTGCGAGAAAGCAGCTGATGACTTCAGCACCTGGGATGTCAAGTTTACCAAGCGCGAAGTCAAGTTTTACGGCGAGTTGAAATGTCGAGTTGACCACTTTGACCTGCTACTCATTGAGGAGGACAAGTACAGGCGGCTGCTTGCAGCAGCAGCAGCGAACAGCCGGTCAGCGGTCTACATCAACTCTACGCCTGAAGGTATCTATGGCTGGAATCTCAACGAGAGGCCAGAGCCAGTCTGGGAGAGGCGGCTAATGCCAGCAACCACTCAGTTTGAGAACACCGAGAAAGTTTGGAAGTCAGTTGGCTATCTGCCAGCAAATGAAGAAAGTAGGTTCAAGTGAACATCGCATTCGTAGGGCCGCAAGGCTCAGGCAAGTCAACGCTGGCGGCAATGCTGGAGCAGCGTCGCACCCATCCGTACACGGTGCTACCGATTGCGGAGACGATCCGCACCGTGGCTGCACTGGGCTATGGCGAGGACTTTGACAAGGGCAAGCAGTACAGCCAGCGCCGCCTAGGGCTGGATGTTGAAGTCTCCGGCCGTGAGATCTTGCAGGAGATCGGCGCGCAGCTGCGCGAGATCGACGCGTCGTTCTGGATCAAGGCGTGGCACAGCGAGTACCTGAAGATCAAGAGCGCGAGCAGACTAGTTGCTGTGGACGATGTACGGCTGCCACTAGAGGCGCACTACCTCAGGCACCACATCCCAGGCATCGTGATCGTCAGGGTCCACGCTACGGCGGAGGCTCGGACACAGCGGCGTGGGGTGCTGCAAGGGGTCAGCGATGTGACCGAGTTCGGCTACCTTCAGACCGAGTACGACTTGCAGATCGACACAACAGACTTGACAGCGGAGGATTCGTACGCAATCCTTCGTAAGCATATGGTGAATAACGGTCTGTGGCAGTCATCCTATGAGGAGGAATCGTGAGCAACACCGACCTCAACGCGCTAGAGACACGCGCAGCGCAGCTCGGCTACCACTACGACGGACTAGTGCGAGTCGGTGAACCGCCACTCTGGACGGTGGTACTCATCGACTCGGCTGGGTCAGAGTTGACATTCCAGGCTGACAGCATTGAGGGAGCCGTAGAGTTGGCAACCGACCGGATGGCGCTGCTCTCAGGGCTGTGCGACCTATGAGCGGCTTCGCCTATGTGGGCGTGACCCTCATCGTCATCAACACTGCGCTCTTTCTCGTGGTCTTTGCATCCCTGCCACTAAGCATCAAGCGCGGCATCGGCGTTGTACCGTCGTTCATCTTCCTGCTCACCACGGCAGCAACAGTCGTTTGGATGTGGAGGGCGTTGCAATGGCAGGCGTAAAGACCAAGCGCGCAGGAGCGGCTAAGCCGCCAGTATGGACGGTGACCAACTGCACCGACTGCGGCAAGGTGATCGACTACACCGATCCCAAGCGGCAGGTGTTCCCTGGCACGCGAGTACTTGTCATTCACGAGAAGGGCCGTCGCTTTGAGTGGCGGCACAAGGCGTGCGTGAAATGAGTCAGATCGAGAT